TTATGCCACGTCGATCCATTCGGCGCCCCGACTGTCCCGGTAGAGATCCGTCATCTTCGCGGAGCGGTGGCCGAGCAGCCGTTGCGCATCGCGCCCTTCTTCTTCATGAAGCCTGGCAGCCAGGGAACGCATCTCATGGAAGCTTGGCGGGCTGGCGCCGAAGTCGAGTCCATGCTTCTTAGCCGCCCTGTCCCTCGCGTCAGCGAACGCGGCGCTTATGGTGTCCAGCATAATCGGCTGCCCAGCCTTGGCGCGACTGATGGTGCGGTGATGATGGATCATGTAGCGGGAAAGAACCCTTCCTCGGCATGATTTGATCACTGATGCCAGATCGAGGCCAAGGACAGCCAGACCTATCGACGTGCTAATACGAAGGCGCATGCCGGTCTTCGACTGAACAACATGCAGGTATCCGTCCTGCTCGTCCTTGAACTGCATTGCTGCAAGATCCTCCCGCCTCTGGCCGGTAACAACCGCCAGCTCCATGGCTCGTTTCAACCAGGGCTGTTTCGCCTCGGCATAGATCAGACGCCATGTCTCCAGAGTCAGGCGCTCGCGCTTGATTTTCACCCGCGCCGCCTTCGTCACCTCCACCGGGTTTTTGTCAGTCCATCCGGCCGCCATCGACTCCATGAAAACATCCCGCAGAAGGGATCGCATGGCTCGGGCCATTTGTGCTTTCCCTTCCTTCGCCATCTCCGAGAAGTAGCCGGCCACATCAATGGTCCCGATATCCCGGATGTCCATCGTTCCGAACCTGGCGCGCAGCCGTTTCAGGCGCATCCGAGTATTACGGACACTGGCCGCCGCCAGGCCGCGCTCGGCGTAGATCTTTTCGTACTCGATGAGCCAGTCGTCAAATAGCCGCGGCGGACGTGATGGCTCAGAATTGAGCCTGTCGGCGATAGTCGGCTGAAGCGCTTCCGTGTGGTTTGCTTCGATCGCTTCCCGAATCGCGCGAGCCTTGTCCTTGCCCAGGCCAAACATCCGGCCGCTTACTGGATCTCGATAGGCGTAATAGGTTACGCCTGACCGAGAGTCCGTCTTCTTGTACAGGTTTGGGGGGAGGTCTTTTGACCCCTCTTTACGCGGCCTTGGTGCCATGGCGTGCGCTCTTAATGCGGGATATCAGACTGTCGCCAGGTGCGGAGCGTTTGGCGGGCTCTTGACTGCTGTACTCCGCATCCGGGCTCACGTAGTAGCTTCGACCATGCTTTACGGGTGCAGGGATAATACAGCCATCCCTTGCCCACCTGCGGAGGGTGTTGATACTCGGCGGCGTCCTGAAGTGCTCAGCCGCCCATTCTTCTAGGGTTACGAGTTTCATTGGACAATACCTCCCCGCCCTGCTGGCGCTGGTCGGGAAAATGGTTTTCGGGGACTGGCAGCCTATTCGGCTACCGGCGAACTAGAACGAGCAGCCCCATTGCAGGGCTGCGAATGCTGGCGCGAGTTCGATCACTGCGTGTAGCGCGACCAGGCTGGCGCCGATGACGGCTACTGCCGCCATGCGGGAGAGAGCTTTCTTCATTGGGGCTCCGGATCAGTCGCCCGCGGCCTTCGAGATCAGGTGCATGAGCATTTCGCGCAGTTGCTCGCGCTCGAGCACCTGGCCGGTTTTTGCGTACTCATCGGTCTGGCGCAGGATCGCGTCGATCTCAATCTCGAACATCGGCGAGAGCACGTCTGGCTCGCATTGCTCGAGCAGCAACTGGATTGCGCGGGTCGGGTGCGCCATAGCTACGCCGAGCCAGTTGTAAGCTGACGCGGTGCGGTAGTAGCGAAGGCCGGCGATCTCATGCCGGCGCGGCGGGCGGAATTGTGGTGGTTGGTAGGGCATATGCAATCCGGGTAGTGGGTAGCCCATTATCCGAATTGCTGTATATGCGTACAGTGGTTGGCGATGGGTGGCTATGCCTGCTGCTCACCAATCCCGTTCCAACGTTTCCAGTCCTCGCCGAATTCCCAGCAGTAGGTCGCCGGCCATGCGCCTGGTGTGCCTTCCTCGACGAACACATACCGATGTGTAAACTCGCCCGAGCGATCCGGAACCGTCTTGCACCACTTGTGCTGCGGGCCGCCCAGGAACCAATCCGGGCACTCCTTGACGGCCTCGGCCATGAACACTTCGAGGTCGTGGTGTCCTTTGCTCATTGCGATGTAGGTGTCGCTGCCGACGCTCTGCACCTCAAGCGGATAGTGTTTAGCCATTGCCGTTCTCCTTGTCTTCCTCGGTGATCGCCTTGCACTCGAATACGGTCTTGCCGACGTAGAACTTGCCGAGCTTCCGGCATTCTTCGGCTACGGTGTAATGGGCGTGTATCCAGCCACCGAACCAGCCGATGGCCATGAAGACCAGCATCCATAGACTGAACAATCGGTACTCCTCCGGCTCATGCAGCATGGTCGCCGTTCTCCTTGTCCTGGTTGAGCAGGGCGCGAAGCTCTGCCGTTACCCGATAGCATTCAGCCGGGAACGAGGTAGACCAGGCGCATGCGCAGTACTCTTCTGGGCCGCGGCATGGCTCGTTCATCACCTGCTTGGCGATCAACCCATGGCGTTCTGCACTATCCTGGATGTCTGCCCCATCGAAGCTGCCGCCCTCCAGTGCTCCGCTGATGATCTCCTGCGCGAATGCGGCGAGCTTGGCCGCGTTCTCGCGCAACTCCTGGATCTCCATCTCCATGCCGCCGCACTGCTGGCGGGCGGCATCTCCCTTTGCTGCTGCGTCCTCGGCCATGGCTAGTTTGGCGCGCAGTGCCGCGACTTCCTCCCTGAGCGCCTGGGACTCGGCGGCGAGGGCGTCGTAGTCCTTCGCCATCACAACCTCAGGGCCATGCGGGTCATAGCTGATCTTGTTCCCCGCCGCGGAAAGCATCTTCACTACGGAATAGCGGTGGACCTCACTCATGACCTACCTCCGTGCTGAGGCGCGCAGCCGGTACTTGTTCGCCCAGGTCACGCAGCTTGTCCATGTAGAAGTCGAACAACTGCGCCTGGTTTTCGATGTGCTGTTGGACCATCGGACGGATCACGGCAGCCATATGGCTACCGCAGTCCAGATCGTCATTTGCCCGTATCCAGTGGATGTAGGCTTGCCGAGCCTTGCGCAGGTACCACCAGACCTTCAGTGATCTGAGCATCACACCTCCTCCTTGCTGCCGATCCGGCGCCTTTCCCATGCTTCGAACTCCTGCCGCGTTGACACACAGGTTCCGTGGGAGCAGCCATATTCGTGGCAAACGGTTTTGTTGCAGACCGAACGAAAGCCCGTTCCTCCGCAGTAGTCACAGCCTGTGCGGCAGTGCGTGCATCTGAAGACCTCGCCAACCTGGCCGGTTCGAGTTCCACCGGCATCCTGAACAGCGTTCATCTCACCCCTCCTTGCCGGGCGCGGCGGCTCGGTCCAGGCGCTCGATCTCGGCAAGGGTCAAGGCGCAGGCCTTGACTAGCATCGTTCGACCGTCAGACCACTTGAATCCAGCCATCCACGGCCAAGACTCCGGCTTCTTGCACGGCAGCCCGCCGCTGAGTGCATGCCACGAAACCTCGATGTATGCGCGCGCCGCTTTCGATAGTTCGTAATTGATGTAATGGCTGTCACGAAATCCGTGGTAGCCTTCGACGGTGATCTGGCGCCGGCGCTCGGCCTGTACATCGAGCCATGCGCGAGGCACGCTGTGCTGAGCCTGGGCTACAGGTGAGTTGAGGAATGCGTCGATTTCCTCAAGAAGCTTGATTTGACCACTCTCGTTGAGAGGGTTGTCACGATCGACGAAACCACGCGATTCCCGAAGTAACCCCAGCGCAGCACCCAGGTTCGCCCCCAGCTCCGCGACCCTGGCCAGGGCGGCGTCGCGCTGAGCAGCGATCTTCGCGCTGAGTTCGATGTATGCCTTCCAGCGCTCGATCCAGGCTTTGACGATGCGCTCATGCTGGGCGACGGTCATCAATTCTTCCTCGCTCACCTCGCAGCCGCGCTCGCGCCAGTGAGCAGCCTGATCTTCCGCATTCTGCTTGTAGTAGTTCAGTGCGAAGTGGGGATGCTGGTGCTTTGCATGTCGCCCGACAGTCCGATACGCCACCACCTCCGGCCGCTCCGCCTCTGCCTGGGCGCAGTCGGGACATTTCTCCCATGCGCCCGCCTCCCAATCGATACAGACATGGCCTCGGTCGTTGCAGGTGGAGCACTTCGGGGAGGGTTGCGCCAGGGCGGCGCGCGCTTCCTGCCAAACCTTCCAGCAGTCTTGCAGGGTGGCGCTGCGGTAGTCGCCGACGCGCACCGGATCTTCTGCCCGTGCGTTGATGCGGTTTTCGTGGGCGGCGGTCTCTTCCGTGTACCGTTCAAAATTGCAGGTGTAGATGCCAAGTTTTGAAGCGGCCGCCTCGAACGCCGCGCGCTCATGCTCTACCGCAGGATGTTTCGGGCACGGCCAGCGCAGCGACCCGTCGCCGGAAGGGCAGGTACAAATCTTTGATTCGGTCATGGGAGCTTTCTCCAGGCCTCGGTTTCGAGGTCAGAAACGGTTATCAGTCGGCGCCGGCGCTCGATGTTTTCGAGTTGAATGACCTCACCCAGGCTGTCGATGACGACCCAGTGAATGCCGGTGGGAATGTGCAGGTAGCGGGCTGGCGCGTTAGAGGGGTAGAGGGCGTTTATGCGGCGGACTGCGGGGCTTTCGTCGAATGGCATGATGGGCAGGCTCCGTAGGGCGGTGCCGTGTAGCAGTGCTCACCGCTGGCGCCCTGGTCTGCATCGTTTGCGATCTCGTTGAGCTGGCGCGCGAGCTGGCGCAGTTGAGACGAGGAGAGCAGGGCGCCGAGGCGGGGGAGGCCGTTGACCTCGGCCAGGCGCTGGCCATCCTCGCCGTCGATGAACATGGCGGTCAGGTTGAGGGTGTTCACGGCGCCACCCGCTTGAACTCGACGACCCAGACCCAGGGGTTGGCGTCCCAGTCGCCACCGGTGGAGTTCCACAGTTCGGCGAAGGCATCGAACGCAGTAGTCACGGGGATGAACTCATACATTGACCGCGCGAGGCCTTCCTTACATATCTCGCCTATGGTGATTTGTTGGAGGCGCTCGACGCGCACGGCGGTGATCTCCAGCAGGATGCGGGAGGCCCAGCGTGGCATGTGCAGCGATGGGGTCCAGCGTGTGACGGAGCAGTGAGCCCCGTCTTCGAGATCGGCGCGGAAGGTGAGACGGCATCCAATTTCGGCGAATGTCTCGCGCACCCACAGCCGGTCGCCGGGCTTCCCGAAAGGGCAGACCCCGAACCGAGCAAGCTCATGCGCGCATTCCTCCTCCGTGGATCCGAACACGTTGAACCCGTAGCGCAGGTGGCGCTGGCCGAGCGCACTCCAGCGGAGGCCCTCGTGAGGCGTGGTTTTGTCCTCGGTTGGTATCTGCAAGCCCTTTACGGCGCGTCGCGTCACCGTCTTCCGGCCTTCCAGGATGGCTCGGACCATCTGGTCGTTGAACAGGATTGGCCGCTCCCGCGGCGTTTCTGCGGACATGGGGAATACCTCTCGCCTGCTGGCGCTGATCAGTTGGAAAGGGCTTGCTTGGCGATCTGGAGCACGTCCATCCCGATGCCGCCGGTAGATACGTCGGTGAGGGCGGCGATCTTTTCGAGCGCTTGGCGTGCAGTTGCCAGCTTGTCCTCCGGGGAGAGGTACGCCGGCATGCCTGCCAGGCGGCGGCACACGAACGGATCGTTGTCGCTCGGCACCGAGCAGCAGGTGAACTGGATTGCGCGGCACTTGCAGACGAAGTCGGGCGCAGGGAGTGCCTCAGCGTCGACGACGCGCATGCCGAGAGTGATCGCCAGACCGCGCTCGATGTTCGCCCCGCGAGACCGCTCCCAGCCGGGGAGCAGCGCGAGAATGTCGCAGTCCATGAGCCGCTTGATCCCGTCGCGCATGAATGTCTCCCACGGCGATCCGCGGTAGACCATGTTGACGGCCGGATTCTCGACGATATAGCCGAGGGCTCTGATCCGCCGCTCTTCGGCGCAGAACGCGGGGTAGTTGAAGTCGGGGATGCCGGTCATGGGGCCGGACAAGTAGACGCGGCGCATCATGATGACACCGCCTTGTCGTCACTGGTTACAGAAACAACGCCACAGTCCATAGCTCTGAGTTCGCCTATGGCCATCCTTCTTGTTCCATCTGTAATTGCCCAAATATCCAGCTCTAGATGGCGAAACGTGCCGTGGAAGTGGCGATAGGCGGCCAGCGCGGCGCGTCTGAATGTCTTTGCCGCAACTGCCCCTATTTGCATGTCCTTCCCCCCCCCTGTAAGGGTTAGCTCGAACAAAGAGAGGTCTTCAATTCTCTTGGCGGCCGCGCGGATAGAACTTGGTGCGCGCCGATACTCTTCGGCTACCTCTGCAACTGATTTGCAGTGAAGTGCCTCAGCTATGGCTTTGTCGCGCTCAGGGTTGCGCAGACCTGCGTAGATTACTGGCTGCATGTGGTAATCCTCAGGACGAGTAGGGCCGCGCCAGGCTTGCTAGCGTCGGTGATCTAGTGGTGGGTTACTGTTCGTCGTCGGCGACGGAGAGTCCGGCGGCGAGTAGTTGTCGCGACACTTTTTCGCTGGGCGTGTATTCGTGTCGCGACACGACGAGAAGAGGCAGGAGATCGGAATCGGGCAGGGCTGAGGCGTTGAGTAGCAGCGTCGAGAACGCTTCTCGCCAGTCCTCGAAATCGCCGATCGCCTGTAGCCGTTCGAAAGCGGCGTCGATCGCCGGCGGGGATGGGAGCTTGCGCTCGGGTATTCCGGCCTCTCGCTGACGCTGGCGCTTTTCACGCTGGCGCTGGGCGTTGGTCTTGGCCATGCGGACCTCAGAAGACAAAGGTTGGTTGATGGCTGGCGCTGGCGCGGTAGGAGACCGTTCGAGGCTTCGCCTCTTGAGCTGCTGGCACAGCGGCGGATGGTGGCGTCCTGGGAGGCTGTTGCCGGACTGCTGCGGGGAGCGCGAACACCAGCACGATGAAGCCCAGGACAGTGCTGATGCCGCCGACTCGAATGGCTCGCCGCCTGGTCATTTGCCGGCCTGCTGGCGCTTCAACTGCTCGGCGTAGGAGCATGCCTCGTTGTGGCTGCGGCGGAATCCGCGAACTTTCCCGGTGGCCGTTTCGACGATGTGGAAGAAGCCGCGACCCTGAGGCACGACCTGGTAGGGCTCCGCTTCCGCAGGAGCCATGAGCCGCTGAACGAACGCCAGGCGGGCGAGGGCGGTCTGGGAGAGCAGGCCGGCGAGAACTTCGGTTTGTTCCTGATGCTTGAGCATTGTGGATCTCCTACGCGTTGATGGTGATTTCGTCGATCCGGCGAACGGTGCGGGCTTCGGTGATTCGCCGCTCGTTGCTCGGCCTGCGGTTCCGGTTCATGTGGTCGTCATCGATCAGCGGGTGGCCGGCGACGAGGAATGCGAGCAAGACGACGGCAGGCGAGATGATTCCGCGTCGGAACGCCTCAAGCACCAGTCCGCGCACGCTGCGCACGCCGAGCTTGAATTTCGCGTCGTCGAGACGTTTCTCGACAGTCCCTGGGGCGATACCCATGCGCCGCGCGACTTCCTTTGCGGTCAGTTCGCTGGCGCTCCAGGCGGTCGCTTCGAGTTCTCTCGGCGCGAGACCAAGGCCGGTGCGGCCGATCCATCCGCCGCAGTTGATGGTTGCGTGCATGGTTGATTCCTTGGCTGCATGGGTCAGCACTCGGCGGCGCGATTGTTTGCCGATGGGCATTGCGTGGAGTGCTGGCGCATGGAGTCGAGAGAGGGGTGGTGCAGGGCGCCCGCCGCCCCGCACCTACTTACAAACCGCCTTATGGTTTGTTCCTGGATATCTGCTACATGGCTGCATCCTCCGGTGGTTACCAGCGATTGGCGCTGGCGCCGTTCTACTATTCGCCGAGGGCGTCATCGGCCCTCGCGACCAGTTCAATCAATCGCTCGATGTGGGATGCCCTGGTGGTGAGGGTGATCGATTCGGGCCCCTCAGCAAGCCCAGCGCGAAGGGCTGTCGGGAATGCGTTGACTATCTCCCGACTGACCCTCAGTAGATCTTCGAGAATGGAGCGGGGAACGGTCGGCTCAGCTACCGCCTTTGGGGTGACCTTTGTCCCGCCCGCTGCGAGAACCTTCGCGAGCTGCTGGCCCAGCACCTGGCCGGCCTTCTCGCCGTGCTTCCTGACGACCTTCGCTGCGGTTGTCGCCGCGACTGCGCCGGAGCTGATCAACTGCTGCACATCGGTATTCGCGTTGCCTACGACCAGTACCTGGTCGACGTGCTGACGGGTGCGCCCCATCTTCCTGGCGATCTGTTCGACGGACCAACCGAACGCAATGAGCCGCTTGTAGCCGTGTGCGAGCTCCAGAGGGGACAGCTTGCGCCCCTCCTGGGAAGTGATCACGCGGAGCACGCGCTCAGCGTCGTTACCGCCGAATGCAACGATGGGCACCCAGAACTCGCCGTTCGGGTCACGTGGCAGACGGCCCTCGGCGTCGAGCTTGAGGTAAGCGCGCCGGCGGCGGTGCCCGTCGACAACCCACATGCCGCCTTCTTCGCGGGGGCGCACTTCCAGCGCGGGAACGATGCCGCCCTGGTGTAGGTAGTCGGCCAGATCCGCGATGCTTTGTTCGAGGTCTTCGCCCTCGGCGCGCAGGTTGAAACCGGGTTCTTCGTGAAGGTCTTCCAGGCGAGCTTTCATCGCATCTGCGCGCTTCAGGTCGCCGTCCTTGATCATCTGCTTGAACGATTTAGCCGCCATTTTCTACCCCTTCGAGTTCTTCGTCCTGTTCATCATTTGCGTCTCGCCCGACAGTCATTTCTCCATGCTCCGGACAGTGAGGCGGTCCAGACTTGTCGAGCCATTTCTGGGTCACCCTGGCGACGTATCCGCACTCCGAGCACTCGACCTTCTTCAATCGCGTCGACTGCTTTTTCTTGGCGGTGGTGATGATCTCTTCGAGTTCGGGCTGGCTCAGGCCGTCCCGTATTCCCCTCGCGACCTTCCCCTGCGCTGGCTCTCTGCGCTCTCTCGCGCCGGGCCTGTGCCAGGTGAGCTTTCCGTGGGGGAGTGGACCGAGTTCGTCGATGAACGGCTTGACCCACTCCTCGAACTGCCTTGTCGGCACTGAGCAGGTGAACGGCCCCGTCATGCCGATGGCTTTCATGAGCGTCACGAACGGCCCTTTGTGGCCCTCTTTGATCCCTGCCGCGATATGGCAGAGTTCGTGCGCCAGGTATGCCGATACCTGCATGGAGTCGTCTGTGCCTGGGCTGATGAGAATCTCGTAGGTGCCGTCTGCGGATGCCGAGCTGTGCCATACCTCGGCGCCGACGTTTCCTCTCTGGCCTGCGCTGGTGAAGCCGATGGAGATTCGATAAGGCTGAAGCGGCGCGCCTAGCTCAAGAAATCGAGGCGACATCCGCTCGGCCATGGCGTTGAGCCAAGCCTCTCTGTTCATGTCTGATCTCGTTTAAACGGTTTGGGATGCGGCTGTATGGGGGAGTGGTCTGGCCGGTGCTGAGTCTCTGTCCGGCTGGATTGGGTCATCTGGCGGCGTGACTCTGAACTGAATCAGGTAGTACCCGCAGCACACGCTATACCCCTAGCGATGTGCGACCAGACCACTCTCCGATACAGCCTGGCGATGGGGAGCCAGGTGGATCGGGCCTGCTTTGGGGAACCCGGCAGGCGCGGGCGGCTGGCTACGCAGTCCTCATGCCGGGCTTCTCTGCCGGCCCGTGCCGGCCTTCAGCAATTGGCCCGCACTCGAAGTCTGGGGGATCCATGACCCTGGGTTTATTATCGGCAACGATCAAGCGGTTGATGTCGAACCAGAGCTGTTCGCCGATCTTTCCGTCGTCTCCGATACCAGGGTTCAGAACTACCTGGATGCAGCCGTAGAGATCGAAGCAGACCGAGGTAACCACGCCCTCGAAGCCGGTCACGCGATCCCTGGCGCGATACCCAAGGATGGATAGGTGTTTCTGTACGTTCATGGTTTCCTCTCTTCCCGTATCAGGGCAAATGGAGCGAACGCCGGGCGCTTCCCCGGATGCGTCAGGTCTGGCTGCGCTATCCCCTCGACTCGTTCGCTGTTCAGTGGCGGCTCACTCGTCGAATTCGACGAACTCGCCCTCGGCATTCAACTGGTACCAGGTGTCCGGCTCTACGCCGTTCTCCCCGACCTTGCTGGCGCGGATATGGATTAGGCGCCCCTCGTCGTCACGATGACATAGGACGATGGCGCTACCGGCAGATGCGCGAGCGCGGCCTTCGATGCCCAGGGATGCGGCGACGGACTCCTTGCCGCTGACCTCGGCTGCCGAGCGGTAGCCGGTGTTCGACGCTGCCGAGCGGTAGCCGGTGTTCGACGCTGCCGAGCGGTTGCCGGTGTTCGACGCTGCCGATTGGTAGCCGGTGTTCGACGCTGCCGATTGGTAGCCGGTGTTCGACGCTGCCGAGTAGTCGCCGGTGTTCGACGCTGCCGATTGGTTGCCGGTGTTCGACGCTGCCGAGTAGTCGCCGGTGTTCGACGCTGCCGATTGGTAGCCGGTGTTCGACGCTGCCGAGCGGTTGCCGGTGTTCGACGCTGCCGAGTAGTCGCCGGTGTTCGACGCTGCCGAGTAGTCGCCGGTGTTCGACGCTGCCGAGCGGTTGCCGGTGTTCGACGCTGCCGATTGGTAGCCGGTGTTCGACGCTGTTTCGCCCACCACCGTCTGCTCAACCGACTTATCTATCTTGCTCATGATCCAGTCGATGGCCCGCGAGATCATGGTCGGCATGCTGATTTCCGCCTCCACCACCAGGGTGGCGCTGGCGATCTTGCTGTCATCGTCGTGACGGCTCAGTTGCCCCGAAGCCTTTACGATGGCGAATCGGCTTTCGCCTGGGCCGTAGTAGCTGAAGACATCGAGGGGATACTCACAAGAGTGGAAACCCGAAGCACATGCCTCTACCTCACCCTCGTGCTTGTAGGTGCCGCCGATCTCGAACTGGTAGCCGCGGCAGGTCAGGTCTTGCTTGAACCCCTTGTAAGCGGTCACGACCTCTTCGGACGCAGCCTTTTTCTTGCTCGCCATCGCGATTCTCCGTTTTAGGTTTGCCCTGGGTTGGGCGATAGGGCGCCCGGATGGGCAAATGGGTTGGAGCTGGTGATGCCCTGCTACGGGCAGGGCGGCGGGTTAAAGCGGGAAGGCCGCACGCACGCTGCCAGATCGAATAAAGAAAGTCGTCAGTTTGCGAACCTTCAGATACTTGGCCCTGGTCTGGCGGCCGCTGCGGCTCAGCTTGTCCATTTCGCCAACCCAAGCGTTGTAGATGTTCAGCGCGTAGTTGCTCATGTCCTTTCCTCGGTGATGCCCCGGCGATCAGGTCGAAAGCGGGGGAAGATGCTCAACGCATCGGAGATCGCCATCGGCAGGCAGTGCTGCTGCTCAGCTCTGCACGAACCCAGGCAGCAGGATTTCCGCCCTGCAACTGGGCACCGGCACTATCGTCCGGGGCCGGCCCGCGAGTCAGTCGCGGGGATGGCGATCTCCGATGCGCCCTGGCTGGGTCAGGTTGATCTTTGAGAAACCAGGCAGGCGCGGGTGATGCCCCGGTTCGCCGGGGCGGTTACTTGCAGCAGCCTTCAAGCCATGCCGCCATTTCCTGAAGCTCGCCAACCAGTGACTTGCGGCGGTCATGCTGGGCTGCGTGGTCGTCGCATTGGAGACAGGCCATGCGGTATGCGTGCAGTGCTTCGGCTGCGGTTTCCAGCTTCTTTGCGGCCACTAGACCCAGCTTGTTGCGGGCCTGTTCAGGGGTAGAGCGGGCCATCACAGCAAGCCCCGTTCTTCGTTGCGCTTGCGCATGTTGGCGTTGAACTCGGCGCGGATGTTGAACACGGCTTCTGACTCCAGCCACTCCTCAGCTTCCAGTGCCTCAACGGCTTCCGCTTCGGTGACTCCGGTCTGAGCGACTACCGCTTTCACCTTTTTGGTCTCGGTGGCGTTCAGCTTGGTGTTCATCGTCTTGCCCTCCAAGGCATGTTGACTTCCCGTCTGGCCCTCGGTGGAGGGCCAGCCAGTGAAATCGGTGTTTCTCGCAAACCCTCACGCCGGTAGCCGGTGGTGAGCGCATTGCGCATTTCGTACTGTCCAACGGAACTCAATAGCCGGATCAACTCGGCGCCCGTTGGCTCGTCTTCAGGTTGTTAAAGAGCGGTCGGCTCGGTGGCCTGGGCCAGCGATGCGTTGCTGGGCCGTTGAGGTGAGTATGAGTATGCTCATATTTGTTGTCAATGAGTGTTCCCATATTTTTTATGAGATAACTCATCGAGGGTTTCTCTGGGCGAAAAAAAGCCCGCGTTAGCGGGCTCGTTGTCTTACTGGTGGGCTTAGGAACCGATTCCGCCGCCACGCCAGATAACGCGGCCTATGATCGGCAGATCATGAACTGACGTTTCGCTTGCGATTTCGTCTGGGTATGCGGCTTTGTCAGGGTTATCGCTTCGAATGAGCCAAGCACCTGTTAGCTGCTGATTCAGGCGTTTGATGCTGACGCCACCGTCTGGTCGCCTGATGACGTACACCTGCTTATCCTGGGGCTCTATCTTGGCTACGTCGAAGAGCACCACATCGCCTTCAAATATGTAGGGCTCCATGCTGTCGCCCTCTGCGTAGATCACGAAGAGGTTCTCTGGCTTGGAGTTGACCCGCTTCAGCCAATCTCGCTTGAATACCAAACCCTCAGTGGTCTCTACGTGATCATTGAAATAACCATCGCCGCACTCGCCGCGAGCAGTGTATTGGGGAATCAGGGCGTAGTCCTTTTCGCTCGGGGCTCCTGGTGGAACCTCTTCATTGTTGTTCATGCTGCCGCGCCCGGCGGCGAGCCATAGTGCGCTTACGCCACAAGCGGCCGCCAACTGAGCAATATATGCCGACCCCTGCGACTTCCCCTGCTCAAGGTTGGAAATTGAGGTTTGGTCCAGGCCGACTCGTTGAGCCAACTGAGCCTGGGTGAGTTTGGCGTGCTTGCGCGCGGCCTTGATGCGGTCTTTGAGTTCCATCCGAAAAGTATCAGGGGCGCTCCCATATCCTTGCAAATGAGTATTCCCCTGGGCTACCTTATGAGTATTCCCATAAGGAGGGGTGCTATGACCACCATCTACAAAGAGCTCGTCGCCCATTTTGGGACTCAAGAGGAGACCGCCTCGAAGCTCGGCGTTGACCAAAGCACTGTGTCTGGATGGGTCCGGGGAAAGCACGGGATGTCTCCTGTTGTTGCGAAGCGGGCTCAGGTTCTGACCGACGGGAAATTCAAGAAAGAGGACCTGTGTCCGGCTTTCCCGTGGGAAGTGCTGTCGGCGGTTGCCTGACATGACAGCCAGCCAATCAAACCCCGAGCGAGAAGAAACTCTACGGGAATGCGCAGGGCTTGTTCAGGCCGCTCTGACCCCTGTTCAGGTATCCAGTGCCGAGGTGGCGCCGTGATTGGTGTGACCCCTCGACCCGAAGTGCGCGCTTCAGGATCCAGGTTGTTCGTGACCGGGATTCGCCTGACTGAACTTCTCCATGGCCTTGAAGCTGCCGAATGCCATGCGTCCGTCGGCATTGAGCCGATGACCATGCTTGGCGCACCAGGCCTTGAACTCTTCCGGGCTTGCCTGTGCTTTCACGACAAAAGCACCTTGGCGCAGGAACTGTTCATAAGCGCCGTTCGCGCGCTTGAACCACTGAGAGTAGGTGGTAGGCATGACGTGAGCGTCTTCGAAGATCGCCAAGAACTGGGCGTATTGAGTGGCGTTTTTGAACCACATCATTCCAATGCCGCTAATTCTGGTCCTTTCCATCGGAGCCTCCTGGCCGTTGCGTTGGGTAAGAGCATCGCAGCTTACCAGCAAGGCTCCGACCCTTTCCTATCTACACCGATTTCTGACTATTTGCGGCTCGGCTGACTCAAGCGCCGGACAGCAAAAAGCCCGGGGGCAACCGGGCTTTCTGAGGAGGCACCGGTAGGCGGTGCCGAACATCCAACGGAGACGAATATGTCACAAGTTGCAGTCATCCAACAAGGCCCGGTCCTGGCGATGAGCAGCCGCGAGATTGCGGCGCTGGTCGAGTCCCGACACGACAACGTGAAGAGGACCATCGAGCGCCTCGGCGAGAAGGGGGTCATCAGGTTTACTCCGTCGGAGGAAACCTCCCACGCTGGCGCTGGGGCGCGGCCCGTGAGTGTTTATCTCGTCGACAAGCGCGACAGCTTCGTTGTTGTTGCGCAGCTCAGCCCGGAATTCACTGCGCGCCTGGTGGACCGCTGGCAGGAGTTGGAGTCTCAGCTAGCGCATGGTGTGCCCGCCGTCCCTGCGAATCTGGCGGATGCACTGAGGCTGGCTGCTGATCAGGTCGAGAAGAATCAGGCGCTGCAGTTGGTCATCAGCGAGCAGGCGCCTAAGGTCCAGGCCCTGGAGCGGCTCAGCGGTGCGGCCGGCACGATGTGCATAACCGACGCAGCGAAGCACCTCAAGATCAACCCCGCCCGGCTCTTCGACTGGCTCCAGCAGAACCGATGGATCTACCGCCGGAGCGGCTCTGCTCGCTGGATCGGCTATCAGCCACGAATCCAGGACGGCTGGATCATGCACAAGGTGACGGTTCTCGGTCGTGACGACCAGGGCGACGAGCGTGCGGCGAGCCAGGTACGCATCACTGCCAAGGGGCTGTCGGTGCTGGCGCGGAAGATCGAGGAGGGCAAGCTGTGATCCTCGGTAGCGTGTCGCGACACGAAATCACGAATCAAGAAAATGTGTCGCTAAGTCGGGCGGGGTGGTTCTGATGCAGTTCACCATCACGATCAACCAGGCAAAGGCGCTTGAATGGGGGTTGAACGCACAGCAGGCGCTGCTGTTCGCCTTCGTCTACGAGTGCCCGTCCTGGGCAAAGCTTCAACAAACCGCCGGCGGCGAGTTCTACGTGCTGAGCAAGGCGAAAATCATCGAGGAGCTTCCTGTTCTTACCGACAAGACAGACACCGCATACCGTCTGTTGAAGCAGCTAGAGCAGGCTGGAGTAATCGATCTCTCTAGCACCCGGAACGTAACCCTGGTGCGGCTGACGGCCAAGGGGAAGGAGTGGAACAAGAAGCTGGATGGGTCGGAGAAATTTCCGACCTCGGAAAAAAATCCGACCTCGCTATGTGGTGGTCGGAAAAAAATCCGACCTACCTCGGAAGAAAATCCGATCAGGGTCGGAAAAAAATCCGAGCAAGGGTCGGAAATATCTCCGACAAATCAGGTAACCAGTAATCAGGGTACCAATCAGGACACCAGTCAGTACCTTTCCGGGGAGGCTGCGCCAGCCCCGGCAGGGATGTTCGTCGGCGCCGAGCAAGACTCTGGTCCGCGCTGCGAGATACCGGCTGACATGCCGGGGCCGAAAGACCCGACGTGCAAGACCTACCGGACCTGGGCGAACTATGCGATCGCCTACCGCAATCGGCACAAGACTTGGCCGCTCTGGAACGAGTCTGTCGCCGGAAAGCTCTCCAAGTTCATCGCCCGTGTCGGCCAGGCGGATGCACCGAAGGTCGCCGCGTTCTTCGTTCTTCGCGTCAATGACGCCGCAGTGACCAAAGCCTGCCACCCGATTGGCATGCTGCTGGCGAATGCCGAGGGATACCACACCCAGTGGCAAACCGACCGGCCAACCACCAGCACCCAGGCCCGCCAGCAGGAGCACACGGCTGCCAACCTATCGGCCGCTGAGCAGGCCCTTGCCGAGCAGCGCGCGAGGAGGGCGGCCCATGCTGACGCCTGAGCAACAAGACGAACTGCTGCTGTCGCTGTTCGCCACCTCTGAGGCAATGGGTCAGCAACTCACGCCCGCCGCAGCCCAACTCATGGTTCAAGACCTATGCGCCTATGACGAGGAGGCGTTAGCCGGTGCGCTGCAGGCCGTTCGCCGAGAGGGTGGACGATTCACAGTCGCGGCGGTGTTGAAGCACGTCGAGGCTGTAGACGGACGACCAGACCCGAATGAGGCCTGGGCGCTGGCGCTGGAAGCATCTGACGAGCGTGCAACGGTGGTCATCACTCCGGAGATCCAGGAAGCACTCACCATCGCCGCGCCGATCTTGGATGCGAGGGACAAGGTTGGCGCCCGGATGGCGTTCATCTCGGCCTATGAGCGCGCAGTGTCTCGCTCCCGTCGCGAGGCGCTACCTGTTGAGTGGCGCGTATCCCTTGGTCACGACGAGTCAGGGCGTCAGGCAGGGATACAGAAAGCCGCAGCGCTCAACCGACTGCCGGCCTCCGAGGTGGCGCGCCTGGAGGGGACTGTGGTGCTCCAACTGCCGGCTCCAACAGATGCCGGACAGGCGATCTCCGGGCTGCTCACTGGCAATGCCCCTGCCAAGGTCACGAAGGCACCGAAGGGGTTCGCGGAAAACATGGCGAAGCTCAAGGCAAGTCTCGCCGCACACCGCGCTCAGCGCGAGCAGAAAGAGAAGGACGAAGCCGCTAGGCGGCGCGCTGATCTCAACGAACGAATCAACCGGCACAACGAGGCCATTCAACAGCTACAGGAGTCCCGTTCATGAAGTGGAGCGTACTCAACGACTATCTGATGGTTAGCGACACCCAGCCGCCCTACAAGGTCTGCAAGCTCCTGGTCGCCGGCGAGGCTCACTACCGGGCCAGTGTGCAGGGTGAATTCATTTGCACCCCGGTTGCGACTGCGAAGGAGGCGTGTGGTGTTTGCGAGCGCCATCACCAGATCACCTATCCGCGGGAGGTCGCGTGAAGGGGCGGGCCGTTACTTCGGAGCAGAAGCGCTGGCACGACCTGCTGGCGCGTCATGTGGGGTGCATCGCATGTCGGGTGTCCATGGGGATCGTGAACACCTATTGCAGCATTCACCACGTCGACGGAAGGACGAAGCCCCACGCGCATTGGTATGTGCTGCCGCTGTGCGCTGGGCATCATCAAAACGGCTACGGCGGTGCGGGCTTCACCGGGGTCGCCGTTCACCCGTACAAAGCACGCTTTGAGGCTGAGTACGGAACCCAATCGGACCTGCTTTCGAAATGCGCCTCGATCTTGGCGGAGGAGGGGCACGACATACCGGCGGGGTTCCTCGCATGGCTAGACGGTGGCGAGGTGGAAGCATGATCTCGATTCGCCTTCCCTGGCCGCCCAGCAACAACACCTACTACCGGAACACGCAGTCCGGAACGCTGATCAGCGAGCGCGGCAGGAGTTATCGCCGATCGGTATTGCAGCACTGCCATGCACAAGGCATCAGGAGGACGTCCGGGCCTGTTCGGGTTGTTATCCATGCATCCCCGCCAGATCGGCGAAAGCGCGACCTCGACAATCTCCTCAAGGGGCTCCTTGACTCGTTGACCAAGGCTGGCGCCTGGGATGACGACGGCTTGGTAGATGACCTGCGGATTGTTCGAGGGGAGGTGAAAGCTGGGGGCGAGGTTCTGGTGACCATCGAGGCGCTGGCATGAAAAAGACACATGGTCCAGATCTGACGACCAAGCCACGCCTGCTCGCTCAGTGCCCCGTTTGCCACGGAAAAGGGTACAGCCGTGGTGTGTTCCACGAGATCGATTGCGCCGCTTGTGGAGCAGCGGGGTTCGTCGATGGCGTGACGGGGCTGGCGCTGGAGCAGCGAGATGCGGTGGTGCAACTGCGGATGTGGATAAAGCGGCTGCTGGAAGAGCAGCGACGCCAGGCGAGCAGGCTGGCGCGAGAAGAGAACAACCGGAAGGGCGCTGGCGGCGCTCACTTTCGAGGGGATTGACCAGCCATTGGCGCTACGCGCGCCGGAGGAGAGGACGATGATTTACGAAAGCGTTTCAAGTGCGGTCGTTTCGGCGCTGGCAGCAGACTGCATCGACAACACAAGCAAGCAGGCATGGCAAAAGCTCTATCAGGCCGGCGAGCCTGGTCGTCGTGGCGGAGTGATGGTATCCGCTGATCTCAGGCAGCAAATCGATTGCTGGGTACATGCTCGCTTGCATGACCAACTCATTCCGCGCCACTGGGCGGCGCTGGTGGCGAAGTACAGTACTCACCAGGCTAAGAAAGTTCAGGCGATCTCTCTTCTGCGGTCGGTGGTCGCAACGCCGGCTCCTGCTCTTTTCCTCTACAAGGCTATAACGACTTGGGCGATTCCGAAACTGAAGGGTGTCCAGCCGGCGCTGCGGAAAACCGTCTCTGTCGAAATCCCAGTGGACGGATCACCAGAAAAGCAGGCCAGGGCCGTGCGCGCCGCGCTGGAGGCAGAGCGAGTGAAGCGGAAGCGCCTTATGGCTCGATCGTCTGGAATGATCGTCCTGCCGGATGAGTTCTACGACATGAACACATGGGATCTCGATGGAAAGCCCGAATCGACTCGGCGTGAGTGGCGCCGGAAGATTCATCGTGTTCTCGACGAAATGGTCGACGAGGCGCTGGTGGCGGCCGAGCAGATTCTCAACGCGGAGGGCTTGCTGGCCAAGGATGCGGCATAGGGCTTGACTTGCTGTCATCACTCCATCAATATTTATCCCATCCTGCCGATCTTGCGCGTTTTGAGGATCGAGCAACAAAGAGCCCAGCCTTCGAGCTGGGCTTTTCCGTTTCTGCAGGTGGCGCATTGCGCTGCGGGGCGCGCGGCCCCCTTGAAAGGCCGTACCTGTACCTATCCCTGGCCCAGCCCTCGCGCTGGGCTTTTTCATTTCCGCCCCGCCGAGGGGATATCGAGACTATGAAGATGCCAGAGAAGGACCCGTCATTCTGGGCCACGGTGCTGCTCGCGCTGCGCGAGCAAGGGCTGGCGATGGGGCTCGCCTTCATCCTTACCTGGCTCCGTACCCAGTACGAGGGGAAGGAGCCGAGCATTGTTCGGCAACTGATCGAGGCGGCCCTTGGCGCGATGTTGGTCATGGTTGTCGGTCTCACCGCGAAGGAGTTTGGCTGGAGCCCTGCGTGGCAGTTCTTTGCTGCCGGCTTCGTTGGTGTCCTCGGGGTAAGCACTGTGCAGAAGCTGGGCGCACGTTGGGCGGAAAGGAAGGTGGGCTGATGAAGATCACCGCCGATCAACTTGACCGCGCTACCGGGTGTGGTGCTGCTACTGCAACGACCTGGCTGGAGCACCTCAACGGTGCCATGGCTCGGTTCGAGATCAACACGCCCGAGCGCGTGGCGATGTTTCTCGCCCAGGTCGGGCACGAAAGCCAGAGCCTCAAGCGCCTGGTCGAGAACCTGAACTACTCCACCGAGGGCTTGCTCAAGACGTGGCCGAAGCGGTTCACGCCGGCCGAGGCGAAGCAGTACGCCCGCCAGCCAGAGCGCATCGCGAACCGGGTGTATGCCAACAGGATGGGCAATGGGTCGCAGGATACGGGCGATGGGTATCGATACCGGGGCCGCGGCCTGATCATGATTACGGGCCACGACAACTACGCCGAAGTCGCCCGCGCCCTGGCGCTGCCACTAGTGGCGCAACCGGAGTTGCTTGAGCAACGGACCTGGGCTGCCATCGCGTCGGCATGGTGGTGGAAGTCGAGGGGTTTAAACGAACTGGCCGACCAGGGGCGCTTCGAGCGGATCACCCTCAAGATCAACAGTGGCTACAACGGCGCAGATGACCGTGCGGCTCGCCTCGAGTGGGCGCGTGCTGCGCTCAAGGGGGAATGATGCTCGGGTTCACGACGAAAGCCGAAGCTCAACAGCTCGGCGTCTCGCACCATGGGAGCTATTACGGCATCCCGATGTGGCTGGGTGATGTCGATAGCGATTGCCCGCTGGCGTTCGCCAAGTGGGCGCCACTTGAGATGGTCGTTTCCCTGCTCTCGGTCATCGAGGGCATCGTGAATTCCATGCTCGACCAAGAGCCGACGTTCATGTTCAAGGTTGGCCGGAGGATCGACCAGTGACCTGGCGGCCATGGTTGGTGGTCGCCCTGGTAGCCGCGCTGGTGTTCTGGCGCCTCGATCACGTGACCGCCCAGCGTGACGACCTCCAGGCCGCCGTCGAGCAATCCGCCGAGACGATCACCGCCATGGCCCAGCAGGCCCAGCGCGACACCCAGGCGCAGGCCCAGGCCGACGCCCTGGCCCGAACCTACCAAGCAGCACTACAGGCCTCCCATGAAGAAAACCAATTGCGCCGCGATGCTATCGGCACTGGTGCTCGCGTCGTGTACGTCAAAGCCCGCTGTCCCGCAGACGGAGTGCACCCGGCTCCCGGAGCCTCCGGCAGCGCTGATGCAGGAAGAGCCGTCCTTGCTGCCCCTGATGGACAAGTTGTTTCTGATCTCCGAGCCGGAGTCGAGCGACGCGAACTGATGATCACGGCGCTGCGTAAGCACATCGCCGGCCTGCCGAGGTATTGCCGAAGATGATCAGCATCAAGCCGGAAGGGTTCCAGCAGCAGCTAGCCGACCTGACTGAGCTTGAGCAGCGGCAGATTCCTTACGCGACAGCCACTGCGCTTACGCGGACCGCGCAAGGCCTGATGGATCGATTGCGTGATGAGATGCGTGTCGTGTTCGACCGCCCGACCCCGTACACCCTGAACAGCCTGCGCATGGTGCCGGCCAGGAAAGATCGGCTGGAAGCGCGGGTTTGGTTCAAGGACGAAGCGGACGGTGCGCAGCCTGCATCGGTGTGGATTGCCCCCGAGGTCTACGGTGGGCCGCGTCGGAACAAGCCGGCCGAGCTTCAGCTCAGGGCCAAGGGGATACTGCCCGAAGGCAAGTACGTGGTGCCTGGTGCCGGCGCGGACCTGGATCGCTACGGGAACATCAGGCGCGGCCAGGTCACCAAGGCATTGAGCGGCATCCGCGGCTTCAGCCAGGCCGGGTACAACGCGAACGCGACCGATAGCAGACGGAGCAGGGCGAAGGGTAATGCTCGCCGCTACTTCGTCATGACCCGTAAGGGCCAGCCCATAGGCATTGCTGAGCGCACAGGCCGAGGCCGGGATGCTGTCTCGGTCATCATGGCCTTCGTGTCTCGCCCTTCGTACCGCCGCCGGCTGAGCTTCTTCGAGATCGCGCAGCGGTACGCCGACGAGAACCTGCCGCGCGAGTTCGAGGTGGCGATGCGCGGCGTTGCTGCTCGGTTCGCTGCGAGGCGCTGACTGATGCACCAAAGTGGTGCGTCGCGGGTCCTCCCCGGGGTGCCCCCGTCAGAGGGTAATTCGAGCCCCGCGCGCCAAATATGTATGACCTTTTTTCGGAGGTTGGTTGTTGTTTAGTCATGAGCAAAAACGAAACAACCAAGCAGCGCGGATGGTTGAACAAGTCCGAGATGGCCGCGAGCCTCGGTATTTCTCCGCAAGCCTTTGATAAATGGGGCGTTCAACCAATCGAGCGAATAGGTCGAGAGGCCTTTTACACGGTGGCGGATGTGGTCGAAAACCGCATCCAGCACGCCGCTCGGAAACAACAACCTGAGGGGGAGCTACCGGAAGGTCTCGATCCCTACGCTGAAGCCAAGCTGACACAGGAGCGACTCCGCCTCACCAAGGCCCAGGCCTACGCCCAAGAGCAGAAAAACCAGGTCCAGGACAAGCTCCTGGTCCCGGTCCCGTTCGCCACTTTCGCCCTGGCGAAAATCGCCGCCAAGATCGGCTCGGCGTTGGAGACCGTCTGCAAAACGGTCAGTCGCCGCTACCCGGATGCTGATCCCTTGGTGATGGAGTCCTTCGAGCGGGAGATCGCCTTGGCGCGAAACCTATCCGCTGAGTTCAGCGACGACATCCCGGGAATCCTTGATGAGTACCTTGCAACCCTGGATCAGTGATCTGCGCACTGCGGTCAAGCTGGGTTTGCAGGGAATGTTCAAAGAGCCGCCGATGACGGCGGTGGAGTGGGCCGACAAGCATTTCTACATGTCGGCCGAGTCCTCTTACAACGAGGGCCGCTGGAAGACTGCGCCATTCCAGGTCGCGATCCTGAACGCGATGGGCAACGACCTGATTCGAGTGGTCAACTTCGTGAAGTCGGCCCGGATCGGTTACACGAAGCTGTTGCTGGCCAACATCGGCTACAAGATCCAGCACAAGCGCCGCAACGTGATGATGTGGAGTCCGACCGACCCGGACGCCGAGGACATCAGCAAGAGCCACGTCAACGGCCTGATCCGCGACGTGCCGGTCATGCTGGAACTGGCGCCTTGGTTCGGTCGGAAGCACAGCGATAACACCTTGGACAACAAGGTGTTCGCGAACCGACGCAACCTCTGGATTCGCGGCGGCAAGGCCTCCCGGAACTACCGGGAGAAGTCCCCCGACGAGGTTATCTACGACGAGCTGTCGAAGTTCGACGCCGACGTCGAGGGCGAAGGCTCGCCGACATTCCTGGGTGACAAGCGCCTGGACGGTGCGGTCTACCCGAAGTCTATCCGGGGATCGACGCCTGGGGTCGCTGGCGCTTGCCAGATCACCAAGGCGGCGGAAGAGTCTCCGCACCGGCTGCGCCTGCATATTGCTTGCCCGCATTGTCAGCGGGAGCAGCACCTGAAGTTTGGCGGCAAGGATTGTGAGTTCGGCCTGAAGTGGGAAAAGAACGAGCTGGGCGAGGCCGAGCGCGCCTGGTACGTCTGTGAGCACTGTGCAGCCTGTTTTGAACACCGCGACATGGTGGTGGCCCAGGCTAAAGGCCGCTGGATCTGCGACGAGACCGGCATCTGGACGCGCGACAGTATCGACTGGTTCGGCCCAAACAACGAGCCGATCCGCACGCCGCGCTCGGTCAGCTTCTACTGCTGGGCGATCTACAGCACCTGGACGACCTGGGTGTCGCTGGTTGACGAGTGGCTCAAGGTCAAGGGCGACCGCGAGAAGCTAATCACCTTCATCAACACCACGCGCGGCGAGGTGTGGGAAGAAGAGCAGGGCGACCGCGTGGAGTGGCAGACGCTCTACGCTCGCCGCGAGAACTACCCGAAGGTGCCACCCCAGGCGCTGGTCCTGATGGGCGGCATCGACACCCAGGACGACCGCTACGAGGGCCGCGTCTGGGCCTTCGGATTGGGCGAGGAGGCCTGGCTGGTGCATCGCTTCATCCTGACCGGCGATCCCGCCAGCGAGGAGTTGCGGCGCAAGGTGGGGTTGGAGATTCACCGGCAGTTCACCCGGGTAGACGGCGTGCCGATGCGTGTCGAGCGGTGGTGCTGGGATGCTGGCGGCCACTACGCCGACGAGGTGGAGGCCGAGAGCATCAAACACGGCGTGCATTGGGTGATCCCGACCTTCGGGGCCAGCGCCTACGGCAAGCCCATCGCGAACTTCCCGAAGCGTCGCAAGCGCAAGGTCTACAAGACTGAACTGGGCACCGACAACGCGAAGGAGCTGATCTACAGCCGCCTGCGCATTGATGTGCCCATTCCGTGGCAGCCGACGCCCGGCTGTGTGCACTTTCCGATCGACAGCGACATCTGCGACGAAGACGAACTGAAGCAGATCACCGCCGAGAAGAAGAAGCCGGTGATGGCGAAGGGTGTTCGCGTCCTGCGCTGGGATTCCGGCGGGCGCCGAAACGAGGCGTTGGATTGCTTCGTGTACGCCCTTGCCGCGCTGCGCATCAGCCAGCAGCGCTTCGGCCTCGACCTCGATCAGATGGGAGCCGCACGCCAGGCTGTTGCCAGGCCGGCGGTCGCCGAAGTGGTCGAGAAACATACCTCCAATCAATCTGCGCAGGACGTGACCAACGCGTTCCTGGGTACAACAGGTGGCAGTCCATGGCTATGAACCTTGAGCAATCGCGCGAGATTCTGCAGCGCTACATCGAAGCAGAGCAGGATGTCCTTCTGGGGAAAACCGTCTCGTTCAACAGTCGCGTCTTGACCATGGTCGACCTGGGCGAGATTCGTCGCGGTCGCCAGGAGTGGGAGCGCAAGGTGGCAGCTTTGGAGCGTCTCGCCGGTGGCCAGTCTCGTCCCTACAAGCTGGCGGTCTTCGAATGAACTGGATTGATCGGCTGCTGGCGCCTCTGGCACCGGGATTTGTCGCTCAACGCATGCGGCACCAGGCGGTGATCCGTGCGTATGAAGCTGCGAGGCCCTCGCGCACCCACAAGGCCAAGGGAGAGACGCGTTCTGCTGACGCGGCCTTGCAATCCGCCGGCCGGTCACTGCGAGAGCAGTGCCGGTGGCTGGACGAGAACCACGACATCGTTACTGGGTTGTTCGACCGCCTGGAGGAGCGAGTGGTTGGCGGTAGCGGCATTGGGGTTGAACCCCTGGTGTTGGACCTGGCTGGCGAGGTGCATCTGGAGTTTTGCGCTCAGATCAAGAGCGCTTGGGCCGAGTGGTCTTTGAGGCCGGAGACGGCGGGTGAGTTGACTAGGCCGCAGATGGAGCGGCTGGTTTGCCGAACTTGGCTGAGGGACGGCGAATCTCTGGCCCAGAAAGTCATGGGTCCGGTGGCGAACTACAAGCACCTTACTGCCGTCCCCTTCGCTCTGGAACTGCTGGAGCCGGACTATCTGCCCTTTGAGTTGAACGACACTGGCAAAGGAATCATTCAGGGGATCGAGCGCGATGCCTGGCGGCGCATCCGAGCCTTCCATTTGCTCAAGGCGCATCCAGGAGACATTGGAAGCGGGATCTTCCAGCAGACCAAGCGCGTGGAGGCTGAGCGAGTTATTCACGTTGCCAATCGCAAGCGAATCGGCCAGAACCGTGGCGTACCGCTGCTACATGCCGCGCTGGTTCGTTTGGCAGACCTGAAGGACTACGAGGAGAGCGAGCGCATTGCCGCGCGTATTTCGGCGGCGATGGCCTTCTACATCAAGAAGGGGGAAGCAGCCGACTACGGCGCAAACCAGGCTCCCGCCGACAAGCGCGGTTCATTCCCGATTGCGCCAGGAATGATCTTCGACGACCTGCAGCCAGGTGAAGACCTGGAGATGTTCGAAAGCAACCGACCCAACCCGATGCTGGAGGGATACCGCAACGGCATGCTCCGCGCGGTGGCTGCTGCTGGCCGGAGTGCCTACTCGACCATCGCGCGCTCCTACGATGGTAACTATTCATCGCAGCGGCAGGAGTTGGTGGAGGCGCAAGAGGGCTACGACCTGCTGCAACACGACTTCATCGACGACTGGTGCCGTCCGGTATACCGCACATGGGTGCCTTTGGCGATTGCCTCTGGCGTGCTTCGGGTGCCGCCGGATGTGGATGTGAGAACCCTGTTGTCGGCCGTTTACCAAGGTCCGGTGATGCCCTGGATCAATCCGGTTCATGAGGCCAATGCCTGGGAAACCTTGGTCAAGGGTGGTTTCGCCGATGAAGCCGAGGTGGCTCGAGCTAGAGGACGCAACCCGCAGGAGTTGAAAAAGTCCCGCGCCTCCGAGATAGCGCAGAACCGCGAATTGGGATTGGTGTTCAGTTCGGACGCAGCGCACAGCCTGACCAAGGATCGGCAATTGACCGCCGTTGAGGCGATCCAGAAAGCCTATTTGGGTGTTGGGAAAGTACTCACCAGCGACGAGGCGCGACGCCTGGTCAACCAGTACGGCGCCGATCTGGAGATCCCAGGCCCCGACTTCACCGAGGAAGAGAAACCGACAGGAGGCGCCGATGGGCAGCCAACGGAAGATGAGTAGCGCGCCGCTGCTGGCCCCACAGGCCATGGCGTGCGCATTGACCAACGACACCAAGCCGGCGGAAAGCTGGTACAGCATCAAGGCGCTTTCCCGAGGCGTTGCCGAGATTCTGCTGTACGACGAGATCGGCGCTTGGGGCATCACCGCCCAGCAGTTTGCCCGAGAGCTGAAGGCGCTTGGTGACTTGTCACTGATCAGCCTGCGGGTTCACTCGCCGGGCGGAGATGTCTTTGAGGGAACTGCGATCTACAACCTGCTCAAGCATCATCCGGCCAGAGTTGAAGGCTACGTTGATGGCTTGGCTGCATCCATGGCCACTGTTGTTCTCATGTCCTGCGATGTGATCCACATCCCCGAGAACGCAATGATGATGGTGCATCGCCCATGGGGAATCCAGGGGGGCGAGGCGGACGACATGCGCCGCTACGCTGACCTGCTGGAAAAGATCGAGGGCACCATGGTTGCCGCCTACATGGCGAAGACCGGGAAGTCCGAGGAAGACATCAAGGCTTTGCTCAAGGCTGAGACCTGGATGGATGGCCGCGAGGCCGTCGAGGCCGGCTTTGCCGACCAACTTACCGAGCCGCTCGCCGCTGCTGCTCAACTGACCTCAAAACGCATGAAGGAGTTTGCCCACATGCCCGAAGCACTGAAAGCCCTGATGCAGCCGCGCGCGTCTACCCCTGCCGCCGCTGCTCCGACCCCATCTCCGGCCGCACCTACCTCGCAGCCGGCTCCCGCCGCACCGGATGAAGCCGCCGTGCGTGCCCAGATCAACGCCGCCGAGAACACCCGCCGGGAAGGCATCCGCGCCGTGTTCCAGCCGTTCGCCGCCTCCCACGGCGAAATGCTCAACGAGGTGCTGCTCGACAGCAGCGTCACCATCGAGCAGGCTCAAGCCAAGCTCCTGGCCTCGCTGGCCTCTGGAGCCACTCCCAGCGCCGGCCCTTCCGGCAGTCAGGGCGCAAACAGCCTCGTGTACGCTGGCAACGGCAATCTGGTTGGTGACTCCGTCCGCGCCTCCGTTATGGCCCGTGCCGGCCTGGAAGAACAGCAGAGCGACAACCGCTACAACTTCATGAGCCTGCGCGAACTGGCGCGTGCTTCGCTGGTCGACCGTGGTATTGGTGTTGCCTCCTACAGTCCGATGCAAATGGTTGGCCTGGCTTTCACTCATACCACCAGCGACTTCGGCACGATCCTGATCGACGTGGCCAACCGCTCCATGTTGGCCGGCTGGGACGAGGCCGAGGAGACCTTCCAACTGTGGACGAAGAAGGGCATGTTGTCCGACTTCAAAACGGTGCACCGCGTTGGCCTCGGCGAGTTTCCGTCCCTGCGCCAAGTGCGCGAAGGCGCCGAGTACAAGTACGTTACCGTCGGTAGTCGCTCCCAGCCGATCGCCCTGGCCACCTACGGCGAGATCTTCAGCATTACCCGCCAGGCCATCATCAACGACGACATGAACCTGCTCACCGACATCCCGCGCAAGATGGGCATGGCGGCCAAGGCAACCATCGGCGATCTGGTCTACGCCATCCTGACCAGCAACCCGGTGCTGTCGGACGGCAAGGCTCTGTTCCATGCCGATCACAAGAACCTGCAGACCGGCGCAAGCTCTGCGCTGTCCATCGAGTCGCTGAGCAAGGCTAAGACTCAGATGGCTACTCAGAAGACCGAGGTGGAAGGTGGGAAGCCTCGCACGCTCAACATCCGGCCGGCCTTCGTGCTGACCCCTGTGGCTCTGGAGGATAAGGCCAAGCAGATCATCCGCTCGGCCTCGGTGCCCGGCGCAGAATCGAACTCCGGCATCGAGAACCCGATCCGCAACTTCGCCGAGGTGATCGGCGAGCCGCGGCTGGATGACAACTCGGCTACTGCCTACTACCTGGCCGCTCGCCAGGGCTCGGACACCATTGAGGTTGCGTACCTCGATGGCAACGAACTGCCCTACATGGAGCAGCAGCAGGGCTTCACCGTCGACGGCGTAGCAACCAAGGTCCGCATCGACGCCGGCGTGGCGCCCCTGGACTTCCGTGGCCTGCAGAAATCCAACGGCGCCTGATCGGCGCCAACTCCCGAGCCCCGCATCTAGCGGGGCTTTCTGTTTCTGCCATTAGGAGAATCAACCATGGCGAAGAACTATGTGGAGGACGGCGACGTCCTGACTCTCATCGCGCCCTCTGGCGGCGTTCAGTCCGGTGTGCCGGCGGTAGTAGGTGACCTGGTGGTGGTGTCGCTGGTCAACGCTGCCGAGGGAGAACCTTTCGCTGGGAAGTCTGGCGGCGTCTGGCGGCTCCCGGCTGCCGCTGGCCTGACCCAGGGTGCCAAGTGCAGCGTGCTCGATGGGGAACTGGTAGCTGCTGCCACTGCCGACTCGGTGGCGTTCGGCAAGATCACCGAACCCACCGTTGACGGCTTCGCGTCGGCGATGCTGATCCAGCAATGAGCGCGCCGGGCCGTTTTGGCCGGCTGATCCAACGGCTCCACGATCGTGGGCAGCAGCGGTTATCTGATGCCGTGGGCGAGTTCCGCGGCATCGGTCGCCCCCCGATCAAGGGGATACCGCTGCAGGTCGACCGAAACCTCACCTACGAGCGGCCTGATGGGGTTTTCATCACGGACAAGGTTGGGATCAGTTGGCTGGCGAAGGACGTTCCAACGGCATCGCGTGGCGACCTCTTCGTCATCGGGTCGTCGCGCTATCTCGTGGAAAAGCTCATTGCGAACGACGGTTGGTTGCTGACGGCAGCAACGATCGAGGAGGAAGCATGAAGCCGAACGTGCTCACGATCGGCCGCTTGGCCTTGCTGGCGCGCCTGCAAACCATCACGCCAAACCAGGGATACCGGACAGACGCTGGCACTCGTGTGCTCTCCGGGTGGTTTAACGAGCTGGTCAAGGAACGGCACGAGGGCTTTCCGCTGATTGTTGTCCAGCCCGGCAAGGAGCAGCCGCCGGAGCATCTTGATGCCGCCGTTCGCTTCCATCGTGGCTTCGACGTGGTGGGCGCGGTGCAAGGTGGGTATGACCACTATGAGGAGGCCCTGGAGGATCTACAGCTAGACCTTCTGGCGTGCCTGATGCCTGCCCCCAAGGGGCAGTTCCTGCGCTGGCTGCCCCGAGAGCGCGGCATTACCGGGCTGACGTTGGGGGCGCCTGAGCCGTACCCGCCGGGTGATGGAGTGGCCGCTGCCGTGATTCGAATCCCTGTCTATCTGAAAACCATCATCGAGGGGTAACCCATGAAGAGCGATCCCCAGGTGCCGGCCACGGTCGACGCCGCGCCTCCGGCTGCGCTGAACAAAGCCGTCGAGGTCACCCTGGCCAAGGTGCATTGGCACCAAGGCGAGGAGAAGGCGGCCGGCGAAAAGATCAACGTCAGCCCTGACCAGGTTGAATTCCTGCGCCGCGAAGGCGTGATCAAGAAGGAGGCCTGATATGGCTATCGAGAAAGAGACGTACGTGATCGGCGGCTGGCTGAAGGCACGCGAGGCAGGGACTACAGGGCCTTTCAAGAAGGTAGGTCTGGTATCCACCATTCAGCAGACCATCGAGAGCAGTGAGATCACGCTACCCGACACCACCACTCCGCAGGGCGGCGAGTACGACTCGGTATCGCGCATCTCCTCGGTCGGCCTGGGAATCAACTTCCGCGAACTGCATACCCCGATGCTGGCGGCCCTGATGTGGGGCGACGCCACCAACGTTCCCTCTGCCACCCACACCGACGAAGCGCACACCGCTGTTCCGGGAGGCACGATCGCGCTCGACTTCATGCCGCTGGAGATTACCAGCGTGAAGAGCGATGACGGCACCACGACCTACGAAGAGTTCGACGACTGGAACATGACCGGGGCCGGGCTCGAGATCGTTGAAGGGGGCGCGATCTCTGCGGCCACACCGATCAAGGTGACCTACAAGTCCGCCACCGTCGATGTGATCGAGGCGCTGACCAACAGCGGCAAGACGTTCGAGTTCCTTTTCGAGGGCGAGAACGCCGCTGGTACCCAGCGCCGCATCCAGGCGCGCTACTTCCTCTGCCGCTTAAACCCGTCGAGCCAGCAGGATTGGATCAACACCGAAGACTTCCTGGCCGCCGAGGCCACTGCCAAGGTGCTGATGGACCCGACCAAGGTCGGCGCTGGAAAGTCGAAGTACTTCAACATCAAGAAGGAACTGGCCACGGTGTGACGCCGTTCATGCCCGGCAGGGACGCCGGATGTGGGCTCGCCCGCGTGGTGCTACAGTTGCGCCATTTAGGGAGGGGTTGAAATGTACTCTAGGTCGCGCGGATTTACCCTTGTCGAGCTGATGGTCATTGTCGTCCTTTTGGGTGTCATGGTCGCTTTCGCCATTCCGTCTTTTGTGAACCTCATAAAAGGCAACAGCATGGCCTCGGCGCGCAATGATTTGCAAAAGAGTCTCGATTATGCGCGTGCGATGGCCATGACAAATAAGACCGGGGCGCAGGTCTGCGTAGCTGATGGGACAATAACTATCAGCAATGCACGTAAAGCGGAAAAAATCATAACCGGCGGAAGCGGTGACTCTGTTCAGTACGGATTTAAGTATGACTGGGAAGTCGCAAGTAAGCTCTCGTCTAAAGAGTACAAAGTTATCGGCTCCAATGAACTAGATTCTGGCTGTGTTGTATTTGCTTACAATGGCTCAATACCTGAGATTGCTAAGAAGGCGCCGAAGTCTCCTAAGCCACCTATTAGTTCTGATGGTAAGTGTGACACCAGTTCTTCGCCTCCTCCTTATGTCAATAAGGCCGGGTTCTTCGGCCGCTCAGATGGCTCTGCCGATCCGGAGTGGGAACTGATCTTCAACGGCGCCGGTTTCTACGTTGTCAGAAAGCCTGGGGAGGCTGACTTTACAAGTGAGCAGTCTTGGGACGCTTCTGGCTGCTGATTGTTTTATTTCAGTTGCCGACCCCGCTACTCGCGGGGTTTTCTTTTTTATGGAGTCGAAAATGTCCACATTCACAGCAAGTCGGGTTGTTGATATTGATGGCGTTGAGTTGACCGTGCGAGAACTTAGCGTTGCGGATGTTCGAAAGCTAATGCAAGAGGTCAGTGACCAAGATCTCGTCAGTAATGCTCTCTTCGAAGATATCAGGCTTTCCGATCTGTGCCTGATGACGTCGGTTACGAAGAACCAAATTAACGATCTCAGGCCTAGCCAACTCGCCAAGTTGCGGGATGCATGTAAAGAGGTGAACCCGCATTTTTTCGGAATGCTGGGCCGTCTCTCGAAACTCCGCGACAAGCCATAAGGAGTTTGGAGCGCGCCATTTGCGTTCTGGTGAGGCTTGGGCATCACCACGTCCTTGAATATCCCTGGTCGCTGTTCTTGACCGCGCTGAAGGCTGAATGAAATGGCTGACGTAAAGATCCGGCTGACCGCTGACCTCGATGATGCGCTGCGCGAGGTGTCAGGCTTCCGCAAGGAATATGCCGAACTAGTCAGGCAGGTCGCGCAACCTCTCAAGCGTTTAAACGATTTCACTGCTCTCGAAAGCACCCTCGAGGACACGCAACGCCAGGCGCGCTCGGCGCGCGAGCAGATCCGCACACTCGGCAACGAGCTGGCATCGACGATCAGGCCGAGTCGCGAATTGCAGCAGGCTTACCGGGACTCCATTTCGGACCTGCGAAGCCTGGAGCGGGCAGAGACCGTCCAGGTAGCCAAGCTCGGAGCGATGCGCCGGGAGTTGAAGCAGGCCGGGCTGGATACGAGGAGCCTGACATCCGAACGGCAGCGGCTCCAGCGGGAGCTGGATCGAAACCTCCAGGCGGGCCGGAATGACGCGGCCACCACCAGCCTCCGGCAACAGGCCGCAGCGATCAAGCAGAGCGCGATAGAGCAGCGCCGCTTCAACTTGGAGCAAGCGCGTAGCACCCTGGGAGTCGCCAGGGTGCGCGAACTGCAGGCTGCTATCGGGCAGTTGAACCAGCAATATCGCTTGCTTCGGTCGAGCGGAACGCTGTCCACAAGGGAACTTGCCGTTGCGCAGCGGGCGCTCAAAAAGCAGATCGCGGAGACCAAGAGCGAACTCAACTCGCTTGGTGCCGGCTCGCGGCTGTCGAGCATCGGCTCTCTACGCGGGAGCGGTCCAGCGCTGGCGGTTGCGGGTCTCGCAGCCGCAGTAGGTGCTGCAACGGCGAAGCTAGCGAACGGCGCCGATACTGTTGGCCGGCTCGATTCCCGGCTTCGCCTGGCGACCCGCTCGCAGGAAGAATTCAACACCGCGCAGATCGAACTCGACCGTATCGCGGATGATGTCCAGGGCGACGTCGGCGACCTCATCGGCCTTTATTCGCGGTTGCAGCGCCCGCTTCGGGATGCGGGCATGGATCAGCGCGCCGCCCTCGAAACCGTAGAGGCGGTATCCCTTGGCCTGAAAATCGGTGGAGCCTCTGCCGAGGAGTCGGCGTCGGTCATTACCCAGTTCTCCCAGGCTATTGCCAGTGGCGTCCTGCGGGGCGAAGAGTTCAATACCGTTCTGGAGTCCTCGGATCGAATTGCTGGCGCTCTGGCGGACTCCTTCGGGGTGACTGTTGGCCGGCTTCGTGAGATGGCTGCCGCCGGTGAGCTGACGTCGGAGCAGATCGTTATCGCGCTGCGGAAGGAACTTCCGAAGCTCCGCGAGGAGATGGCTTCGTTTGCGCCGGAGATCGGCGCGGGGCTGAACCGGATCTTTTCCGAAACCCAGAAATATTGGGGGCGCAGAGCGAAGAATACAGGCATCGTCGATTGGGTTGCGAACCAGTTGAACGATGTTGCCAAGTCGATCAACACGGCGACTACGCTGGTGAAAAAGGGCGAGGGCAGCCTCACGGCCACCCTCGCCGCCGAGAAGGCGCGTCAAGAGCAGATCGTGAAGCGCCAGAACGATGCCCTGAAGCGGGCTCGGGAACAGAACGTCGCCGATCTCCAGTCTGAGGTTGTTCGGACCAAGGCCCTCCTTGAACAGTCCACCAAGAACCTCAACGACGCGCTATCGCGCCAGGCAGATGTCCGCAAGGAGTTTGCCGACCTGGTGAAGGGTATCCAGGCGACGCCCACCTCCGGAACGCAGACCTTCGGTGATGCCACTGCGGCCCAGGCCTCGGCTCGCAACGCGCTGACCGCCGGCAACAACCAAAAGGCGATCGAGGAGGCGCGCCGCGCGCTGCAGATCCTCCAGCAACTGAAGGACGCTGGCGCGAACAGCTACGGCTTCGAAGGCGTGGCCAAGGAGGTGGAGCGCATCGCCAACAAGGCCGCAGAGGTCGAGGCTGGTAATGCCAAGGCTGCGGATGACGTCAACCGCCTGAACCTGGCCGACCTCGAGGAGCGCATCAAGGCTGTGCAAAACGTCGAGGTGTCGTTCGGAATGGACTTCGAAAGCGCGGAGACCTTGAAGCAACAGGTCGCCGACATCGCCGCCGGTTTGGCTGAGCAGCTCGTGATACCTATCACGCTGGTTCCGCCTCCGGAGATGGGCTTGCCTGGCGTGCCCAGCATCACCCCCAAGATACCCGGGTTTGCCACTGGTACGCAGAGCGCTCCCCCTGGTATGGCGTGGGTTGGGGAGCGTGGGCCGGAGTTGATGATGATGCGCGGAGGAGAGCGCATCTTCAACGCGGTGCAGTCGCTGCAGATGTCGCAGAGGTATCAACGAACTCTCCCCGAGATACCCGAGATTCCGACTGCGGCGCTTCAGCAGGCGAATCCGCCGGCAGCCATGCAAAACCTGGGATCGCTGACCCTCAACCTGGGTGGAGACGATGCCGGTTTCACCGTTTTCGGGACACACGACACGCTCCGAGATATACGCAAGGCCGCTTCGAAGTTCGGGCGGACGCGCCCAAAATGACCAAGCCCGCCTCGCGCGGGCTTTTTTATGGAGTTGGGAATGATCATTCCGAACGTGATGCTTGGGGGCGTACCGATCGTGATACACGGCGGCGCCCCGCAGTGTCAGTACCAGGCTGTAGATGGCGGCGTCGAGCGATTGAGGCTCAGCGGAGGTGCGGCAGTACAGATGACGCACTGGCGCAAGACGGCAATCACCATCAGCGGTTCAGGATGGATCGGCACGGGGATGCTTGGACTCGACTTCGACAACCCGTTGGAGCTGCGATGCAATGCGTCGCTTGGCATTTCCGGCCGTACTGCCGCCGACCGAGTATTCACAATCCCTGGAGAGGTTCGCCCCGATGCCAGTCCGTGGGGGCTGGCGCTGGTCGGCCGTGAGTGGGTCAGAACGGACGTGTCGTCCGCCGGCCAGGTGGTAACCGTGTCGGAGATCCCAGGCGCGCAACTCTACCGCGTCGAGTGGTGGCCGCTGTTCCACGTCTTCGCGTCCATCCCTCCTGAGGCGCTTGATTCTTCGAACAACAGCCGGACCTGGCAAATTGTCGCTGAGGAAATCTGATGCTCAACGGTGGACCGCTCAATAGCGCTGCGCTGAACTCGGCCGCTCACTCCGCTGTGCCTGGTCCTGAGCCGATCATCCCTGGCTACGCTTTCACATGGCGCCCAATCGTGCGCGTCGGCGATGACGACGTTACGCCGCTCCTGACCGGGGAGATCGAGGTCGATCGTGAAGAGGGGGCGGCTGGCGTCGCGTCCTTTTCGATCTATCTCGGCGACGGGCCTGTTGTCCCTACGGACTGGATCGGTCGAACCGTAACCATCGACTACGCAACGGAGACCGCGGGTGAACTGAGTCAGGGGCGACGGTTTACGGGGAGAGTTACACAGCCAGCCTGGAATCCTGTTCGGCGCGTCCTGGACGTCAGTTGCACGGACCAATTGCAGCAGCGTGTAGAGGCCATGGAGATTGCGGCCGTCGACGCCTTGGTCGGCGGCGCCTGGTCCGCAGATGTGTTCGAGCCGGTCGATGGACGCTCGCGGTGGGACTACGCCCAGGAGCGTTTGACCAGCGTAACCGGGAGCTTGGACTGTTCGCCATATGGTGCTCTCCGCGTCACGTCATGGCTTTCGGTGGCGCCTGCCTACGAGTTCGGCCAAGGCTCTACGGTATACGGATCGCTTGCGGTCGAGTTGGCCGACCTGAGCTCGCAGACGAACAGGGTCGAGATCGAGTGCGACTACCGATTCAGCCGGCTATGGCAGTTGAACGCCTCGTATGGTTGGCAGCACCCCGGCACGGGTAACGCTGTTGGCGAGGCAGGGTTTTGCAACTGGCGCGGCGACGACACCGAGTTGCCAGATGTCGAGATGATCACCTCGGCGACCGAGAGCAGCGGTCAGACGTTGTTCTATGCGACCTGGTATCCACTGCCGCCCACGGGCGTCTACTGCAATCCGCCGGCGGCATGGGTCAACAACTTCACCGAGCTGCTGCTCGGCGGAAATTGGATTGCTGGCCGGCGATGGGTGCAGTCCGTAACCGAGCGCTACCGGCTGGTCATGGAAGTTCAGCCGAGCGTGGCGGCGACAGGTCCGATTGTCGGTCGGCAGCGTGCCTCGTTCGAGATCGAGTCGGACAAGGCCGAGCGCTGGGAAAGCGACCCGATCACCGGCGGCAGCACCGGCCACGACGACGAGAAGGATGGCAACCGGCGTTTGTCCGCGCTGAACTGCTTGTTGGCCCAGGGCGCCACGACGCTCATTGCTGCGCACCGCGGCACGACCGTGACCTGGGATGTGCCGACGTCCATGGTCCTGCCGATCGATCTTGTACATACGCTCCGCCTCGATGATCAGGGCGCGCGTGCGGTGGGCAAGTGTCGCCGCATTGTCGACCGGCTCGACCTCGGATCCGGTAGCGCCCTGACCACGATCTCTATCGCGGTGATGCGAGGCGGGGGCGGCGCAGCAGACCCCCTTGTTCCTCCTGCTGGCTCGTCCGATCCCGTCAGCCCACCGTCGGGCGGGGGGCAGCTCTCGACGCAGCTTGGAGGACGCAACGGCAGTCCCGCGTATGACGATGAGGCGGATGGTTTCGCAGGCAACTGGAGCAACCGCGATCCCGGCGCTGAGTTGTTCCCGCGGCGCTTCTCGTTGACCGCAAACGACATTCCGGAGACCTACCGGGACGAGCATGCGCCGGAGATCGCGGCCACCTACCGGGTATCCGTGCCTGATGACGTACTGGAGATGTAGCGATGGCGAGAGCCTGGATCAACAACTGGAAGACGACGCTGAGCGCCGGCCTTTCGCCTGGCGAATTGAGCCTGACGGTGCCGGATGCTGCCGCCGCGCTGCTGCCGCTCTCTGGCGGTAACTGGGTGCTGCTGACGCTGGCGGATGATGCCGGCGCTCAGCATGAGATCGTGAAAGCAACCGCGCGCGCTGGTGGGGTGGTGACGATCGAGCGCGCCCAGGAGGCCACCGCCGCCGGCAACTGGCCGGCGGGAACAGCAATCTACGCCGCAGTAACCGCTGGCGACCTCATGACGCTCCAGGCGCGCATCCAGGCTCTGGAGTCCGGGGCGTCTGGCGGCACCCTTGTCGACGAAACCGGCGCAACGCTGGTCGACGACGCCGGCAACAACCTGATCATGGAGAACAACTGATGGCAACTGTTACGCACGTCCTGTCTGGCGCCGGGGAGCCGCTCGATCCGCCACCAAGCATCGGTGCTCACTACGTGAACACGAACAACGGCGCGCTATACCTTGCGAAGGGCACCGCGAGCGGTGCCGATTGGGTGAAACTGGGTAGTGGCGGTGGCAGCGCTCCGAGCGAGGTGCTGCATGTCAACACCGACGGCCAGTTCCTTCTCGAGCCCCAACACTCATTTGTTGAGGCCCGTCTGTTCGCGATTCCCGAGCTCGGCACTGCCGCAATTGGAATCGATCCCAGCACATCCCGACAGTTCGACCTGAATATCAGGACCGCGGGTCCGAGCGGGCAGCAACTGCAGATCAGAGTTACGTCCGGTGAATTGCCCGGAGGGATGTCGATCGTTGGCACAACCAGGCAGTGGGCTGTTCAGGAGTCGTATGGATTCTTGATCAATGCAAATGACCTCAACGGCGAAGTGTGGGCGCGCGTCTATTTCGATGCTGACGAACTCACTCTGTCGATGCTTGTGTTCAGCGATGTGCCGAACGCGTAGGAGATAGCGCATGGCTCTATCAGATGAGCGCCGCGGCATCGGCGCGAGGAACGAAGCGATCCGCCGCGCCGGCGGCCAGCGGGTCGAAGCGGAGCGCCGCGGTGACCAAGGCCTGACTGCGGCGCTCAACCGGCTGATCGAGCCGGAGCGCCAGGCGCGGTCGCTGCGGAAAATCGATCCGCGCGGGGCTCTGGATGCTGCGCGCGGCAGGGCCGACTACAACCCCGCAGGCAAGCAGATCGGCGGGGGCGGTGTGTCCTGGCCGTTGGCCGAAACCGACAAGTCGAAGCGCACGGTGGCCGATGAAGAGATCGTGAGTACCGATGGCTTGGTCGTCGTTGTGTTCAAGCGCGTCACCAGCTTCGAGATGCAGGATGGCGGCGAGAATATCGGCCGTATGGAGTTCAAGGCATGAACCAACTGATGCCCTGGGACGGCGAGGTCGTTCGCATGGGCTGGCCGTGGCACGGAAAGATCCGGCAGCCGAACAATGAACTGGTCGGCCACGTCACCCTGCCGAACGGGGCGACGCGGCCAGCTATCGCGTACTACGGCACATGGCCGATGAATCACACGCATTTGTTTGACATGGGCCTACCTGACCAGGACGACCCTCAGGTTGAGGAGCAGGGCGGGAAGTGGTGGGGGCGCACTATCCTCCGAGGCGGAGGCAACTACGACTATCAGTTGTACTACGGCGGCGCGACGACCTCGGCCGAGGGGCAGTCCTACACTGGCGAAGCCCCGTACAGGGGGCTCCCTCTCTGGTGGGCTAGCGACGAGGAGCCGCGCCGCCCGCTGTATGTGGATATCTACCTCAATGTGGAGCAGGGCAGCTACTACCTCGATTTTTGGACCAAGGGCGGAACGGTCCACTCCCTTCGGAAGGAGATAACGCTTGAGGATGTTGGGCAGGGCGCGGGACAGCCGGAGTGTGCGGTAAAAAATCTGCTCGGAAGCAACGTCGACTACTGGTTCTTTGGTGATAGCGTCAAGCTGGATTACCTGAAGCTGCTGGGGGTCTATCGAAATCGGTTGCTGCTTGGCGTGGTGGTGACACAGGGCGACGGGATGCAGCAGATTGAGCCCCCGCCCGGCACGTCAGTGGTCAGCGGTTCTTCCCCGTCTGGAGCCCCTCAGGGGTTGTATGGTCTCGTCGAGGTGACCATTGCCCCGGATATCCGAGATCCAGAGGCGGATCACAGTCAGACGGTCACAATAGACGTGATCGAGAATCGCCAGGCCGCGCTCGGTAATCCGGTTCATCAGGTGACCGACGAGAGCAGTCAGCCGGGGGATCCCATCGAAACTACGCTCTATCGAGAGGAGTGGAACCAGACCTCCGGGTTGCTGACCGCCTGGTATGACGCTCAGGGAAACATCCATACCGCGCGCTACAACCGACGCCACTATGCGCTGAAGGAGTACCGCAACGAGCCAGGCGTGACGACAAGAACAGCGACGGAGCGAAGCAGCGAGGTTGCGCTGTTGAGCGGCTCCGGATCAGTTGTCGATAGCACTGTACTGACAGAGCAGTTCGAGGCGATCTACATCCCAGGGACAGGACTGCAGATCACTCGGACGGTGAAGTGTACGGGGGAGCCGGATGACGTCACGACTTATACCGACCCAGACCATACGGGTGGTCCGGTGGTTACCCCGCCGACGACGACATTCCCCCCAGGTATGCATATCGTCAACACCGTTGTGACCTACCAGTGGCTGGTGAACGGCGAGAACATGCTGGCCAACCAGGACCAGCATCAGGTGTGGCTCGCCGCGTTGAGCAACAACAGCGCAGCCATCTGCCACATCCGCGATCCGTTCGACTATCCCGAGGGGCAGACCACAACGACCGTCAGCGTTCGCCAGGGGCCGGCCGTGCACCTTGGCGGCGTGACATCTGGAACGGTTACCGACACCCTGACAAAGAGCAAGCCTGCGCATGAGTACCGGCGCGGCTTTTTCTGGGAGCCGGCAGACCGTTGGGTACGAGCCAGTTGCAACCCGATCACCGGAGAGCTCTCTCGCGGCCCGGAGTGCATCAAGTACCTGACCAGTTGGGTTTAGCCCCTCTCACTACTTCAAGGAGAAGCCGCATGACGCCGGCCTGTGTACCCCTGCGCGTGGAGCGCGGGGCGACGTTCCGCGACACGATGCGGATCATGCAACCGAGCCTTGTCTACCGACCAATCACCCAGATCGCGCCGACTGCTCCTGTCCGGCTGACCATCCCTGGGCACGGATTGCCCGGCACGTGGCTGGCCTGGATCGATGGTATCCAGGGCATGCCCGAGCTGAACCGCGCCCGGCTTCGGCAATTGCCTCACCGGGTCGCGTCCATCGACGACGACACCGTCGAGATCAACCTGCTGTCAGCCGTTGGGCTAGCGCCTGTTGGCGGGCAACTGATCTACCAGCCGCCGGTTGACCTCACTGGCGCCGAGGTGCGGATGCAGATCCGCGCCGAGCCAGGCGGGACGGTGCTGTTGACGCTGACGCTCGGCTCTGGCCTGGAGCTCGCTGGCGCCGGAACGATCTCGCGCGAGATATCGGCATCGGCTACCGCGGCGCTGGAATGGTCGGCGGCGGTCTACGACGTGGACGTGACATACCCAGATGGCACGGTCCACCGCTACTACAGCGGACCGATCACTGTGAGCCGTGGGGGAGGGTGCGATGGATGACACCGCCGAGCCCTGGGCGCTGGCGATCGAGGTTGATTGCGAGCCGCTTGTGCTCAGCGAGATGCAGGAATACGCAGTCACCGTGACGCCGCCGGCCGATGTGCTTGTGGTTGTTGCGGGTGACCAAGGGCCTCCCGGGAGGGATGGCGTAGACGGTGCCCAATGGGGCGCGACTGATTGGTGATGAAATGGCCCAGATTCGATTTTTCAAAGTGGCGACCCTGCCGGGTACGCTGGAACCCGATTCGTTCTACTTCGTCGAGAACGGCAGCTACTCGGAGTCCTACCTGACGAACAGCGCCGGAGTGGCGCGCTCAATCGGTAACAGCGCGATGATCAACGCGCTGATCAACGAGGCGTTGGCCAGCTTGCCCGGCACCGGCGCGCCGATCCTGTTCGTTGCGGATATCGCCGCCCGCGACGCCCTGGAGCCGGAGTCGGCGATATTCGTTCTGGTTCAAGACGCTTCCGCCGACCCGACAGTCGAATCCGGCGCTGCGCTGTACGCCTGGAACCCGGCGACCAGCGCCTGGCTGAAGGTGGCCGAGTATGAGTCGATGGACGTCGAACTCAACTGGGACGCAATCAACGGGCGGCCGACCTCGACGCCGGCGCAGATCGACACTGCCGTTTCCCAGGCGCACACGCACGCGAACAAGTCGACGCTGGACAAGTTCGGTGAGGCTTCTGGCCTGGTGCGCTTCAACGGCCAGCCGATCCCGGCCGAGTGGAATGGGACGGCCTGGTAATGGCCGTCCTCCAGACCCATAAAGTCGTGGCGCAACTGCCCGCGTCGCTGGAGCCGAACGCGATCTACTTCGTCCGGCGCAGCACCGGCTACGACCAGTTCGTCACCAACGGCGCGGGCGTGGTGGTGGCATACCCGATGAACGTCCGCATCCCCGCGGCTGTGCCGGGCTATCTCGCCGACGGCTCCATGCTGAGGCTCACGATGAACCCTGACGGCCAACTGCCGGCCTATACCGCCGCCGGCGCTCAACTCAACATCCAGGTGCTGTTCAATGGCTGATGTTCGACCGACGAAGTTGCAGAACGACGGCAACGGATACGGCAGTCTCCGCGAGTTCGCCGACGGCGAAACGGTGCCGGTTGCGCTGGGCGGGACAGGTGCGCCGACTGCTGCTGGCGCGCGCACATCTCTTGGTCTGGGGAGCGCTGCAGTTCGTAGCGCCCTTGGATCAACTGGGGCTTTGTACTCGCGAGACAGCATCCTTGGCGCAGTCTCTCAGGCGAGCGGGATACCGTCTGGTGCGATTATTGAGCGCGGTGCGAATGCAAATGGCGATTACGTGCGATATGCCGACGGAACACAGATATGTTGGTTCAACGCCAGTGTTACTGATCAGGCGATTGATGCCGCCTATGGGAGTCTGTTTACCGGAACCCGTTCATGGTCGTTCCCTATCGCGTTCTCGGGGAGCCCAACTGTGAGCGTTGGCCTATTTCGCTGGGGGACTGGAGCAGGTTGGGGCACTGTTGGAGGGATCGCGAGTGCATCAGGTATCACGCTGCGCGCATTCGACATTGTTTCAAGGGCGACGGGCACAGCAACGTCGATCTCTGCGATAGCTGTTGGGAGATGGTTCTGATGAACTTCTTGCTGGTTCTTTCGCCGCAGTATGGCCCGGCGGAATTCGGCGACTACACCACCGTCTCGGTTTCCGGCGGCGTGCTGACTGTTGAGGGGCGCGACTATGCGTTCGCCGACCTCGCCGACGGCGCAGAACTCATGATGGAGGACTTCGCCGATCCATATCCCGTCTACCAGGTTCGGCGGCGAGGCGACACGATCTCGGTGTGGATCATCTACAGATATCCGGCAGGTGCGACCCATGCTGCCAAGTACCCTGAGTCGGTTACTGTCCCTGCTGAATTCGACGGGCCTGTTGATCTGCCGATGTGAACGCCAAGGTCGATGAGATCAAGGTCAGCTATCCGCTACCGGATGCATCGTCCACAGTGCCGGCTAACTCTCGTTAGCCAGGCACTCCAGCGCGAATTGTACGGGGTAGGGTGCCTCTCTACCGGCCGTCTCGCTGACGTAGTTCCTCAGCGCGCGGGCGGTGATTCCGATACGCCTAGCAGCTTCTTCCTGCTTCAGGCCGGCTCCCTCGTACAGCCCGCGCAGGTAGCGCGGGTCTGGGTTGTGGTTGGATGCGTCAGGCTTCATCAGATTTTCTCAACTGTGCAGCCGGGCAGACAAAGCCACGTGGTGCCATGCTCATCTTCCATTTCGACACTGGTATAGCCGAGGCGGACCGCGAGAACACCGCGAAGGCGTTGGAGTTCCCAGCCATCGTTAGAGTCGGATTCGCAAGCTTTTGCCATGATCGCCTCGGCCACGTTTTCGTCACCGCCGGCTACGTCTAACGCCACTTCCCACGCGCTTTCGATTTCGTAGTTGAGGGCGTAATCGGTCAAGGGGAGGGGGGAAATGATGCGATGCAGCGTCTCACCATGACTTAGAGCGGTTTCCTTTTCATGAGCACCGAACAGGCCGCCAAATATGCCAGAATCGCGGATTTCTGAGATTTCTTCGTAGCTGCCGTGAAAGAGTTCCATGCTCATGATTTAAGTCCTTTTGATTTAGTTAACTTCGAATTCTTCGCCAAAACGATCCAGATGTGCAGCGGCATAAGCATTGACAAATTCTTGCTCGCTGACCCATTCGCGGCTGCTGCTGAGTTCTTCGCGCAGTTCGTCGTCCATTAAGTTTGCTACTGCATCAGCATCAAACTGTTTTCCGTTAAGTGTTACTCTTGTGTGCTGGTTGCTCATGGCTTCGATCCTTGTTTGCGCCTCGCCGTTGTGGCTGGCATGACTCACATCATAGGAACAATGTTCCTCCGTGTAAAGAGGAACACTGTTCCTTTTGTCGGGTTTTCTGCTACGCAGGCTCGATCAGGTAGGCGCCCTGGTTGCGCACGTTGCCTACGTCGCGGCTGACCGCGTACCAGGTGAACGCCTCGGCTGGTTCGCCCTGGTGCAGCACGATTTGTTCCGCGCGCTCTGGCGGCGTCGCAGGGTCAAGCCACTCGCGTGCCAGCTCGGGCGACAGCACGACGGGGCGGCGGTCGTGAATGTCGACCATGCCGCCTTCGGCATCGGCGGTGATGATGACGAACCCATGCTGTTCGGCCGGCTCATCATCGAGGCCCGGGAACTGGCCGATGGCGGCGCAGAGGATCGGTGAGCCGTCGGCGTGCTGGATGTGATACGGCTGTTTCCGCGGCCCGCCCTCGGCGACCCACTCGAACCAGCCACTGACCGGCGTCAGCGCGCGATGGCGCCACGCGGCGCTGAAGAAGCGTCCATGCGCCACTTTCTCGACCCTGGCGTTTATCGGCGCCGCGCGATCGCGGGCCCAGAACGGCCTCCAGCCCCAGCGAATGGCCTGGGCGACCAGGGCATCGCCTTCGAGCCGTAGCGTCGTCACGGCCGTCGATGGCGCGACGTTGTAGCGCTCGGGCTGCTCGCCGACGAGGTTGACCAGCGCGTTGGGCATCGACAGTGCGTCGACGAACTCAAGAAGTCCGGTGTACTGCGACAAGCGTCCGCACATAGCCACCTCCGCAATTGGATTGCTGGTAAAGGTAGACTATGCATTTTGGATGAAGTGGAGCGTTGCCGTGCTGGTTGTTCGACTCAAGAAAGGATGGACGCTGAAGCTTGATCGGAAAGTGAACGATGCGAATCGGGCGGGGGTTTGGTCGTTCCATTGCTCCGAGAGCACGTTCGTGCCTGGCATGGATAACTTGCTGCGGCATGCTGCCATTCGTCCGGCTGAGCCGGCAGAAGGGAAGAGCACCGAGGTAGAGGTGGCCATCTGTCGGCCAGGTGATCCGGAGGAGAAGTGGATTCCGGTGGGGAAGGGCGTGGCGGTCTACGAGGCAGAGCGCTGATTTGGTCTTTTTTTCCTCCAAAACGCTACCGTAAGCATTTGATTCTGTTGGCTTGCGGATGTTCTCAAACGAAGTGATTTTTGATGGTATTTTTCGACATAACTACTTGATGCATATAGGAAAAAACAAATTCTATCGTGCGTCCCAGGCTTTGATGCCGTAGAGAACGTAGGTCATTGCTTCTCCCGAGGCCCGGGTCTTCCCGGGCCCTGCCGATGGGTCGCCGAAAGGTGATCGCTGGATTATGCCACGTCGTTCCGCCCCTGTGCGGTCTCGGGGCTACCGCGCTCGGGAGCGGCGTGACGGCAGATAGCCGTGGACGGGCGGGCGGACAGGGAGCCGGGCTGTTTCCCTGGCCGGGAACGGAGAGAGCGCAGGTTGAACAGGTCGATTCGGCTCGCTGGAGAGCATCCTTACCGGTACTTTCGGAATGCTCCGGTCCGCGCTGTACAATCCTTCCCCCGCCGAGGAGATTTCCCATGAGTTGCATCGGTCGCCAGATAGACCAATTACGCCTGCAGATACCGGGCTTCGCCTGCAAGCCCGGCTGCCACGATTGCTGCGGGCCGGTTACCGCCTCGTCGGAAGAGATGGCCCGCCTGCCGGTGAAGAGCGAGGCCGAACACGACGCCGCCCTGGCCGAGTGGAACTGCGTCCATCTCGGACCGAACGGCTGCGAGGCCTATGAGGAACGTCCGCTGATCTGCCGGCTGTTCGGCACCACGCCGAACCTGCCCTGCCCGGAGGGGCGGGGGCCCGAAGTGCCGGTGGCGGAGCAGGTGGAGCGACAGGTGCATGCGCTGATCGCCAGCACTCGCCAGGTGCTGGTGTAGCGGCCTGCCAGCCGCTAGGTTTCCGCGGTCTCGGTGGCGCGGGACTGCAGGGCCGGTTCGAAGGCTGGTTCGGGCGGCGTTTCCTCTAGGGGCATCGGCTCGTCCGCAGAGAGTTTCTGGAGAACCGCGGCGATCCGCTCGATGCTCTCTTCGAGCTCGAGCACCCGGTTGACCATGTACAGGATCATCTCCGGCGAACTCAGGTGCGCCAGCCGCATGGTCGCCTGCAAGTCGTCGTGGCGGTTGTCCCGGTCGGCCATCAGTGTCTCAGCCAGGCTCTTCAGCAACAGCATCTCGGCGCGCCTCAT